CGTCATCCGACTCAATCATCGGAACCACGCCGTCGTCGCCGTAATCGATCATGCCTTTCATGGGTCTCTTGGGTTCAGTGCTCCGCTACTGTAGCACGGGTGTCAACCCCCTGTCAAGCCCCCTGCCAAAAATTTTTTTCTGTGGATTTGACCATTCTTGGCGTAACTCTAAAAACTACAGTCGATCGATAAACATATTTTTCTGTTGGAGCTAATCCTCGATGAGGATGTGTGGAAGGAATAATAATTAATCTTCCTGGTTTGTATTCATGTTCTTCGACAACTACAGAACCATCTTCACTTGTTAATTGAAATTGACCACCCCAAGATGATTCCCATTTAGAATTAGTCATAATCATAATTGTAAAATCATTTGGATTTTTACTATCACAATGAGTTGTTCCATCACATCCAGTATGTTGAACATTTAATGATATTTGTGAAAGATAAAATTTGGTTTGTAATTTATCTTCAATCATCTCAAATACATCAAAAAATGTTGGTGCAGACTCATGTAATACTGTTATTCTATTCATAGATTTACGATCAAATAATATTTGACCCAATAATCTATGAGATCCTTCTTGACCAAAAGGCCACGTAGATCTGTTAGCAATATTATTAGAGCAAAGAGGAATATCTCTTATCATAGCATCTAACTGATGCACATAGATGTCGTCAAATAATCCATCAATAACTTTACAAAGCATGATTTATTCTCGGTGAATATTGATATTATATGATATAGAAATTCTATCTTCACCAGATAAATTTTCTTCCACATAATGATTTATGTAAGTAGGAAAAAAGTATCCTTGACCTTCAATTGGTTCAATTTTTTCCTCCAATTTAACGTTTGCAAAAATAGATGACATTTTTGCAGTGCTTTGACATTGATGAGGATTAATTAAACATAAATTTCCAGAATCTTTGGGTGCTTTTACATAGTAAACACCAGTAAAATCTCCTTCATGTATATGTGGTAAATGATATGCCCCAGTAGGATTGATGTTACAAAACATATTTCCTAGGTAAAATTTACATGGAGCAATAGGATTAAGTTCTGTTTGTATAAAACATTCAAACTGTTTTCCTATTGCAGTAATTAAATTTTTCAACTGTGGCATATTCTGCAATTCATTCTTCTGCCATCCTTTACGGTTGGAATGAATATCAGAATTTATCTGCAATTCTTTTAATGAATATAAGAAATTTTCAACTTGTTTATTGTCAAAATCACTTAATTCATACTTACCAATAACAGTTCCTAAAATCATTCAACTTCTTCAAAATCAACAACAACAAAAGTATAGAGTTTTTTATCCACTATTATACCATCTTCCCATTTAAATTTAACAGAAAATTGTTGCCAAGATGGGCTCTTTTCTTTACAAAATTCCGCTTCTTTCTCTGATAGCAATCCTGTTTGCATCATCCTGTCAAAATACTTATCTTTTCTATTGAGGTATCCATCATAAGAATTATTACTTAAATAATATTCTTTTTGAAAAAATGCACTGACTAACTCAATTGATATTTTACCATCTTCAGATGAATCAAATTGAATACGAATCGGGGATTTAAATGAATCTGGATCTGCTGCTAATCCCTGTTTAATATTAGTATAATTTAAATCGATAAATTCTTGAACTTTGTCAATATCTTCCAGATCTGACAAATACGACAAAACATCAGAATTGGGTCTGAACAAAGTAATATATTTCAATACATCACCATCTAATCCTATAGATATTCCTTCAATTCCTATATCCAATTCTTGTTGTCTCAAATTTTTTAAAGTATCTGGTTCAAATTTACCAAAAGATTCATAAAATGATGAAACACATTCATTCGTCATTCCTCGATAATCATACGCAAAATAAGAATGATATGCTTCAATTTCTTTTTGAGAATTTAAAGAAACCCACAATCCACAGCTATTTGTTTTAAATAATGATCCTGATTTAAATCCTTTACCTACTTCAAGATTATCAAAAAATTGATAATATTTTTTTAGTGTATCACAAGCTGGAGGATGAATTGCTTCCTCACCATATTCAATATAATCATGTGGAATATATTTGTGATAGCTAATACACTCTTCGGAAACTATACTATATTCTTCTACACCAATGTAATGATCGACTACTGCCATTTCATTCACCTTCATTAGAGAATACTAATTGACCCTGTGCATTATATACTGCACCAAAAATATAATAGTCAGGATCACCATCAGTAGGAGAATTCGGAAAACTATCTGATAAAAATCTATCTGCTTCTTCTACAGTTTCAAACTCCATAATAAAAAATTCGCTATTGAAAATAGCAGTAAACACATCGTTAGAAACTAAATGTCTATAAAGATCATAGACTTTATTTAATTTTTCTACATTATTACATTTGTTAGGTCCGACTACACGCACAAACAAATGTGGAGTTCCTTTTGCCTTCACATACTCTTCAATAATTGTTTGAAATTCGTAAACTTGATAGTTCATGATAGTTTAGTGAATAGTTTCCAAGCGATAGTTATTCTTATTCCACCAAAAGATCTTGTAGTTTCTTCTGCCCAATGATATATCTGACCTGGAAATATAACTCCCTTGTTAGGTTCTGGAATAACATAATGATATTTAGTTCCAGTATTAGTTGGAATGATAAATGCAGTTTTTCCTCCCCATTGAACATCCCAACAATCCATAGGGTAATAGAGGAATGTTCTACAAGTATCTACATATCCATCTACATGTGGTTTACCACGCATTCCATATGTTTGACCATTTGCATAAACTCGCTCTAAATCAAATTGCTGATTTGCAGCATTTTCAATTTTTTTCAGTAAATACTCCGTAAAAAATTTTTCATCAGATAATCCCATATACCAAAATGGCGGCATATTATCCTTTTCCGTCTGATTACTTTTATGACCCCATGCCCACTTATCTAATTGAGTATATCTCAAAATAGAAGAGTGATCAGATTCACTAAAAATATCAGGATATTCAATAATATCGTCTACGCTATATGATTGCATTTTCTCTAATCAAGTTATGACGAATAGTTTCAAATTTATGCTTAAGTGGATGTTCTGGTTCTAACTGTGCTAAAAGTTTACTAAATTCCGTAATAATTTCTCTATTTCTAGAATTATCAATCATCGAACAGAACCACCAAGTAATAACTTTTCTTTCTCCTTTGGTTACTTTCTTAACAGAATGATTTAACCCTGTTTGATAGATAACTGCTTGACCTGGATTTAATTTATATTCTAATTCTTTACCACCAACTTCAATAACCAACTCTCCACCTTCATATTCATCAGGAGAAGAAAGAAAACATGTAACACTATAATCTGTTTTCATACCATCCAGAATCCACATGTCATTATGCCATGCATAATGCATTCCCTCTTTGTATCTTAAAAAATTGGGATGTGTGTGACCGCGTGGTAAAAAATAATAATTAAATTCTGCGTTTTCAGAAATATACTTATCCATCAATTGAACTAGTGAAGGATAATGAATCTCATCTAGAATTTGTTCATTATATTTCAATTCTTTGTTTGCAGAACCAGACCACGATCCATCAGTGAAATCACAGAATTCATAAAAATCCGTAATATTTTTCACAATAGACAAAGGAAGCATATCAAAAACATGTATCATAATACTACTGCGGTGTTAATTTATCGTAATCAATATTTCTATAAACTTCTTCTAGTTTTAGTTGTTTAGACAGTTCTAAAATTTTAGCATTTACTGGTCTAATTTGATCATCATATGTTTCCATGAAAATTACTAGATTCATCATAGTTGCACTAGTAAAATCTTTTGATACTTGGAAATCATATTTGTCAAATTGATCTTCTGTAGACAAATATTCTACCTCACGATTAGGATATTTGTCAAGGTATACTGCTGGATCAATTGGATACTTAAGAGTTGTGATAAATTTAAACATTTCGAAATTTGTTTCAAATGCTTCTCTTGGTTTTGATGGCATAAGTTCCCTTAGTTTTTGCCTCCAGAGAATCCACATATCTCGCTCCCCCTCAAATTTCTGAGGAGCATCAGGTAATACTCTCCAATCAGAAAATAGAAGCATTTTATTGATTTCATCTTTTTTCTTAAACCACTTAGCATCATAGAAATAATCAAGTGAATTTAATTCTCTAATTTCAGACAAAAGTTTATTAGTTTCTGCTTCTCTTTGAATAGTAACAACTGCTTCAAGTTTCTCGCACAACTCTATAACTTCAGATGTTTTACATTCTTTAAATTCATAAGTAACCCAATAAGATGATTCTGTTGCAAAATCATACTTCAATCTTCTTTTTTGACACAAAAAAGTATCATCACTATAAAGAATAATATATTCTAATTCATCTTTACCTTCATTATGCCAAAATCCATCAATCAATGGCAAAACTTTTTCTGCCCATGCTTCATCCACAATAAAAGTAGTTTGACCACCTTCGTTAATTAACCCCAAAGTTACAGCTTTTTCTTTAAAATTAAATTCTAATTTTGAAGATCTAGGAGCAGCTACCTGAGACCAAAATTTATCCATCTCTTGTTGAGATGGTTGCATGTAATCGGAATTTGCCATTATGGAGCCTTAATAAACCAGCCTGTTAAAATGTATTTATCTTGAGTAAATACTGTATTACCTTTATGAACGTGAGTCATTCCTGCTGGCCATATTACAACAGTTCCGACAGTTGGTTTTATTCTTCTTCTTTGATATAAAAATTCCGTTTCTGCTTCACCATCTGGCATGTCATTTAGATAGATTGCCCATACTAATTCTCTAGCATGATGCCCATATCCAGCACTTTCATAGTGCCAAACATGATATCCTCCTCCTGGAGGAGTTTTTTGCATTTTACTATCTTCTGCAATCAATTTAGCATTTTTTAATTGATCATATGTATCAATATAATGATGAGCACATGCTGTTAAATACTGCTGCATCTCATAATTTAACTTCGGATTTGAGTAATTTAATAGAATTGACAAATCTTTTCTACCAAGACTTCCGTTCTCGAACTGACCTGTTCCATCGAGAACTCCAAACTCATCACTAGCAAGATCTTCATTATAAAAAGTGGATACTTCCAGTGTTTCTTCAAAATAATCTATTGTTTTTTGACAAACGTAGGAAGGAACAAAATTTTCCCAGATGCCAATGAAATCTTTAAATTCCGACTTGGTGAGATTTTCATCTTTCATCAACTCAAGTGGTCTAATTGGGGTTGCGCTCATAATTTCCTCAAAAAACTTTGATAATGTATTTGACTCGATAGTATTTAGTGAGTAGTGGAATGGTGTTTTCTGGTGCTAGTGATGGTGTTGGTAAAACTTTCTTAGATGGATTCAAAGCAAATGTTGCTTCATTTGCCGCCAAAGCAAGTTCAGTTTGTGAAAAATTAACTGTAACGGTGGTACTTGTTGGCATACTACCAGCAGCAGTTCCTCCCCCATTATCATTACCATATCCATAAACATTTGCAGTGCTTCCAAATGAGTTTAATGATAAGTAATGTGCATGTGTTTTTAAATCTCCAGGTGACCAAACCGTAACATTTCCAGTGACAGTGTTAATATCAATACCAGCGGAGTGAGTGCCACCACTAGGCAATCCAGAAATACTGTTTTGAACTGCCCCAGCCCAATAGTTATTGAATGTTCTATTAACACTACCACCAGGAGCAACAACACTGTTATAACCAATAGAAGGATATAAATTCTTATTTATTTCCCCAGTTCCAATATTATAAAAAGCAGGTACACCCCAAGCAACACATCCAACGTTAATTTCATCATTTTGAGCGGTAATAACATCATGTTCATGCTGTGCTGGAATAACAATAGTTTCTTTTACCGGACCAATAACACCAGAAACATTACCAGTAATAGTGTAATTTGTTTCTCCTGTGATTTTATCTGCGCCAGTAGTGGTTAGTGTTCCTAGTTTAAAAAACTTTCCATCTGGAGGAGTAACGCCAGAATAAACTTGTTCATCTGGGGGAGAACCAGAAGCATCTATTTTTTTGATATACCAGTTACCACCTGTAGATCCTACAATATTACCATCACCAGTAGAAGAAGAACTGGGATCTGGTCCTTTGTAAGTTGTTACAATAGGAGATGATGCTGCATTACCATCAATTCTACCAACTCCAAACAATTTACGCAATCTATAATTAGGTAGTTTAAAAGTTCCCGTATAAGTATAACTATTACCACTCAATGCTTTAGCACCAGTTCCACCATACGTATTTCCAATAGCATTGAAAAGATCTGGGTAATCAGCAGCATTCAAAGTATCACCATTACACTCCCTCCATCCAGGATAACGAGATGTAAGGCTTCCGCTTAAATCTCCCCAATTCCCTGTTCTATCTCTGAATATAGAAATAACAGTTCCGATAGCAAGACCGTCTTCTTTTATTGCTTTTCTACTATACCATACGCCAGGATCTTGAGAATCAGCAGATGTATATGTTCCTACGGTCCAGGTAGTTTGATATGGCATTTTAGTTTCCTACCGATATTTGAGTATTTACAGATCCTCCCAAAGTGGCACTGGAAGTTATTCTTACTTTTAGTGTTTCTCCATTATTTATATTTCCACTAGTGACCCAAGCACCACCATTAATCGAAATTTGTGCTCCACCAGTAATAGTAATTGGTGATGGAGAAGTAATACCAGTAATTAATATTGTATTACTTTCTACCCAAATACCAGGAGCTTGATTTGGTTTATTAATGAAAGTAAATGCATCTGGTATCGTATCACCTGCAGTGGTGGAATATAAATTCCATGTATCCGTCAAACTCCCAACAGTAACATCTGTAGATATAACACCACCGTAACTATTTGCAGAAGTTAATCTTACTTCCAATGTCTGATTATTATTAATTGTTGTTGGTGAACTTACCCATGAACCACCATTTACTCTTATCTGTGCTCCATTTGTTGTGGAAACAGTGGTTGGAACATTAATACCTGTTATGGTAACAGGATTGCTACCAGTAATAGTATTCAATGCGGCACCAGTAACATCTAGTATATCAAAGAAATCAGGATTAGAATCTGCAACTAAAACATTCGTAACATTCCATGTAACAGGCGCACTATCACCAACAGTAATTGCAGTATTTTTAGTATCACCCAAAACATTACTAGTTAACACTCTAAGTTGTAATGTTTCACCATTACTTATAGTCTTTGCAGAAGTGCTAAATGCTCCGCCGTTTACTGAAGATTCAAAACCATTAGAAGGAGAAGTAACAGTAACGGATTGTGTTATACCAGTAATCGTTACAATATTACTATTAACGTATGATTGTAGAGACGCATCAATAACATTATTAAATGAAAATGGATTTGGATTTTGTGAAGGTGGAGAAGCAGTAGAAATAGACCAAACACCCGTAACAGATCCAACAGAAATTGTTGTTGTTTTAACTGTATTATAAGACGCAGATGATGTCATTCTAACAGCAAGAGTTGATCCATTTGTAACTGTTTTAGTCGCCGTTGAAAAAGCACCACCATTTACAGATGTTTCAGCACCATTTGTCGCATCTACGTTAACCGAAATGCCATTACCTAAACCAGATATAGTAATGGCACTTGTGGTATATAAAGTAGATAAAGAAGCATCAGTTATATTAGAAAATGCAAAAATATCAGCTGTAGTATCTGGAGCAACAACTTGAACTGTAACAGATTCTGTATCTGTTGTGCTTCCATCACTAGCAGTCAAAGTATATGTGGTAGTTGTATTTAAAGGACCAACAATAATTTGCTGAGTTCCAGTAGAAACAGATCCAACTCCTTGATTAATACTAGCACTAGTTGCAGTATTAGTAGATCCCAGATTTGTGCTCCACGATAGAATAACTGTTTCTCCCTGTGTAATTGTGGTGTTTGGATATTGATCATTTGCTCT